CTGGGACTGGTCGCGGATATCGTTAATGGTGTGTGGACGGGCCTGACCTATTTCAACCGTGACCGAATGGGTGCGCTGGACAATCTACGGAAAGGAATAATGATATGGGGGAGATAATGGCTTCGACAATCGGCGTGCTGTACCACCCGACGCCGCTCACCGCAGGGCATTGGAGTACAGTCCGCTCTGTGTGAGGGTCAGGCTTATGCCTTACGACCGGGTCGCCACTCCCGGCCCCCTATATTAAAGAATAGTATATGAGTGGCATCCGAATCAACTACACCATCCAGGACCAGCCGGTGCGGCAGCTCCTGGCCAAACTGCTCCGGGCCGGCAAGAATCTGCAGCCGGCCATGAAATCTATCGGCGAGTATCTGCTGCGGGCCACCGAGGAGCGCTTCTCCCAGGAGCAGGATCCCCAGGGCCGGCCATGGACACCGCTGGCAGCCGCTACCCGCAAGCGCAAGAAGGGACCGAAGATCCTGACCGAATCCGGTCGCATGCGGGGCAGTATCGTCTACCGGGCTTTCAAGGATCGGGTGGTGGTGGGGACCAACGTCGTTTACGCCGCCATCCACCAGCTCGGTGGCGAGATCTCCCAGGAGGCCCGCACCCAGACGCTGGCCTTCGGCAAGAAAGGATTTCTCAGTCACAAGGCGGCCCGCCGGCGGAAGAAAGGAGCGATCAAGGTCCGCTTCGCCGCAATGGGAGCCCGCAAGTTCACCATCCCCGCCCGGCCGTTCCTGGGCGTCAACCAGGAGGATATAGGGGTCATCAAAGAAATCCTGATCGATCACCTGCGCCAGGCCATCGAGAAATAAGAAATCGTTTAAATGCCCTACAAGGCCCCTCTCTTTCGCTGGACAATCCCCAGTACGTCGGACCGATCAAACGCGATTTTTAAACGGGTCTTAAACGGGTTGTCGAGCGTGCTGGACTCTCCCCTTATCCCCCTATTCCGACTGACCCGTTTCAGTGACGTGCGTCAGTGACGTGCGTTAGTAGACATGGTCACTCCGCC